GTAAGTTACACCGTTCTCAGTGTACGTTTTAGCAATGTTTGCCAATGCACTCTCCGTGGGTTAGAAAAAGAAGATGAGGGCACCACCTAAGTAGCAGTGCCCCCACACTAGTTAACTCAATTGGTCGCGTACAACTTCAGCAGGACCAGCAATTTGGCTGGCATCAGTCATCCACGCGATAACACGAACCTTACCATTAGCTGGAACAGTAGCACCGGGGACATTCAAAAGCATGTCAATGGTGTCTGCCGCAGACGTTGGCAGAACAGTGTTTGCACCAAATGGAGCAAGACCATTCGAACCTACGGCTGGGTAGCCAAGGGTGTTGAGGTCACCGCCGTCGATGAAGTCATCACCAGCAGCAACGTCAAGGTCGAAAGTAGCACCAGTTGAAGTATCAACTGTGAGCACTTCAGCAATCGCACCGTGCAGAAGAGTGTTTGCAGGAACCGGGATAACTTGGATGATATCACCAGTTGCAAGCGCAGAACCCTTCGTTGTGGTAACATCTGCAAAGTCAACAACACGCTCAACCGTGTAAGGCATACGGGCAGAGCTTTTGGAGACGTGTGCACCCTCCGCAGCAGACCCTTGTACGTAAGAAATAGTAGCCATGATTACCCCTCCTTACGCGATGTTTACACGAGCAGTAACGATGGATTCTGGACGCAGAATCTTCGTACCGTACATGTGCATACCACGAACAATGTCCGCGAAGCTGTCAGGGTCACGGTAGCTTTCAACCTTGTTGATTTGCTCCGCACACGCAACAGCCGATTTGTGACCAGCAACAACGATGCCGTAGTTAGTACCCTGTGCTGCGGTACCAGAAGTACCAGAGCCTGTACCAATGCTTGGCAGGTTGTTCGATGTGTACATCTTGAATCCGCGAATCATGCCTTCACCAACACGCCCGTTGCGGAGAAGATTCTCGCTGCTGGACACATAGTCGTGGTTCATGATCTTTGATTGCTCGTCGCCAAGCACTTCAAGGAACACAGGATCAACAACAACCCAACGATCTTCCTGTGGAACAAACTGCTGATCCAGAAGACGCTTCATACGGTTCAACACTTGCAACGGCGAAGCAAAGTTCGACGTGTTAGGTGTTGGGTTTGCACCAAGTGGAATACTGTCACCAGCAGATGCAGCAGTCGTACCGAAGTTGTTAGAGAAGTCAGTACGGTCAAGTTGCATTGTTGTCAACAGACCCTGAGCATTAGCACTAACTGGGTCAGTACCACGCTTGTCAGCAGTTGCAGCAGTTGTGTCTGCGTTGCTGTGAAGTGCGGACTGCTTGTACCCTGTCAGGTAGCCAAGGCCGTCTTGGTCAAACTGATCTTTCAGACGATAACCAGCACGAGAGGTAGCAAGGTCTTCCCAGTTGTGGTGAGCATGCTTTTCCTCAATGTCGTCGATCTTGAAAGCGAAGTAGTTGCTTTGGTCGACAACAAGTGTGAAGTCTTCGTCGTCTAGGTCTTGAGCGGTGATTTGAGTACCGCGAGAGTAAGCCGAAACCGAGATTTCTGGCTCTTTGATGATACGCACGGAATCACCCATGTTGGCGATTTCACCGTAGTAGTCACTGTTTGCAATGTCCTTGAATACGGACGATTTGCGGAAAGCAAGCTGGGCCTTTCTAGAATAGATAACAGGACTGAAATTCCCGTTAGGAAGGTTGCCCCAACCTGCTGCTGCGCGGAAAGCCATGATTTAAGTTCCTCTGAATAGCCTTTCCAAGGCGGCAGAGCTAACTCTATTCGAGGCCACAAATTACTTAATGCGGTGTCCTTTCGGGGCGCTGTTGAATCGGTGGGTATTCGTTGTTAGCAATAATATTAATGGTTCCACATGTCTACATTGGGTATCCAGAATATGGGGCCAATTTGTGAAATGTGGTAATGACAGAGTACTATCCCCGTCATTACCTATAGTTGTACCACATTTTTCACCATTTGTCAAGTAAAAAACGCATTACAAGTGAATTTTTTTTATTCTGTCGGTCGATGCCCGCTAATATCATACAGGAATTGACCGTCCCTAATAGCCTGAGTAATGTCAGCTTGGTTCTCTTCGTACCATTCAGCAGAATTGCGCTCAATCATGCTTTCAGAGTACTTGAACTTGCGCTTCGGCTTAGGTTCGCCTTTGTCGGTGCGTTTCATTGGTGCATCTGCAACTTCCTCGGCAGGTGACTTTTCTTTCTTCGCCTTGGGTTTGCTAGACGAGACACCTGTCTCCAATTTGTACATGTTGATGACATCAATGATTGCATCAGCATCAGGGTTCTTACCCTCTTTAATAATGCTTTGTACAAAGCTAGACTTACCACTCAGCCATGAGGCCCATTTTGGGTCTTCTTTGATCTCCCCCATATCGGGATGAGCTTTCATGATTCGAGATACAACACTTTGACGCCTGATGTTTTCGTCAATTTCGTCAACTTTCTTCAACTTTTTCTCAATGGTTGGTTCAATAGTAGACAACTCATTGCGAACATAAGTCTTCAGGATTTTGGCAAAGTCGGGATAGGTCTCAGCGAATTGAGCAATGTCTTCAGGGGAGGACATGCCTTTCATCATTTCTGCTTGTTGCGCTGCGCCCTCCAAGCTTTCAAGGCGCTCTGCTAGTTCTGCAAGGCGCTTGTCCCGCTCGTTGATTTGCTCTTGGGACCATCGGCGTAAGTCACCATGGCGTTTTTTCCAATCATGTCCATCACTTTCTTCTCGTGATTTCTTCGTGCTTTCTCCTGATTCTTCCTCCACATCTGGTTCTGTCTCCTCAACCATGATTTGGTCTTCATCTGTATCCTCCTCATCACTGTTGTCGTCAAGATCAGGTGCAAAAGCTTCGTCTGCCATTTTAGTGTCATCCTCACGGGCTTTCTTGTGCGCCGCTTCAAGCTCTGCAATTTCTTTCTCAAGGTCTTCTGTACTCTGTCGTGTTGACACAAAGTCCCCACTCTTCATTACCGCAACTTTCTCAGCCATGTTAACTCCTGTGGTCTGGGGGCCGTTTCGGGTAGCCCAGCAAAGCCCATGTCCACATGTAGCAGACATGGGTATTCAATTTGTTATTTTCGTCTAAATGCTTGTACTGCTGGTGGGACGACTAGACCGCCATTTGCTAGTCCCAGTTCACCTCCCATTGACCCTGATCCATCCTCACTGGCATCCGCAGCCGCTGCCTCGGCAACGTCGGAATCATTCTGACCAAAGGAACCTCCGTCCTGCCCTGTACCCCCATGAAAATCGCCAACACCTCCAAATTCATCAAGGGAAACATCCTTTTCTTTGTCTGGAACACCTTTAGGAGCATTGCCGCGACTTCTGCTGGGAGCGTTGCCTTCAGAAGGGTCTCTTGACCAATCCATAAACCCTTTAGCCATCTGGGAAAGAGTTCCAGCAATAGTCCCCGGAACATCAACAGCGCCGGGAACATTTCCGTTAGGACCTACAATACCTCTGTCATTTACCTGACTTTCCACATGATCCTTTTGTGCGTCAGTCAGACCAAATTCATCCTGCATAGTGCCAACATTGAAGCCACTGATAGCCATATCAACAGCAGTAGCAGCAGGAATGTCACCATAATCCATTGTATCAGGATTGTCATGGTCCCCCATACCTCCCTGATTCTTCATGTTAGCAATGGCAACATCATAGTCAGTGTTAGTCCCAACCATTTTGCCATCCTCAGTCTCGCCGGGACGCAAATCTGCTGCCTTTTTGCCTTCAACCTCGTCCTCTTTTTTTGTTTGTGTGTTGCGACGAGCCGTGTAGTCGTAGAAGTTAGGGTTGACGTGCGGGCCGGGATAACCGCCCCAAGCCTGTGGGCCAAGCTGATAGGGGTAGAACTGATACGGGCCGGTATTTTGGTAAGGATTATACCCTTGGGGATAGTTCACCTGACCCCCATTGGCATAATTGCCCGCTTGCGGACCTGCATGATATGCCTGATTACCCGCTTGTGCGGCATGTGCCATTTGAGGCCCAGCGACAAAACCCCCATTTGCCATAGGTAGTCTTTGGGGTTGACCTTGCTGCGCCATGGGAGCAGGGCGCTGTTGCATTTGTGCCATTGGTCCCCGCTGTTGCATTTGCTGCATTTGCGGTGGTTTCGGTTGGCCCTGTTGCATGGGTTTCATCTGTGGAGCAGGGCGTTGCTGTTGTTGAGGCATCTGAGGAGTTCCCCCAATGCGACCTTGTTGAGCAGCTTGGTTCAAATCCTTTTTACCAGAATCAACAAGCTTGTCAAAAAACTCAGTACCTTTCCTACGAACTACCTCCGCTGGAATTACGTATTCACCGGGAGACAACTTCGCGGGAATGTTGTCTGCTTTATCTTGTGGCATAACGCCGGGGGGTAGTTTCATGTTGTTCATCATTCGCCTCGTTTGTATTCGGCTTCCCAAACACTGGGGTCACGCGATATTTCGCGACGGAGCCGTTCCAGTGCTGTAATTCCTCCGTTAATCATGTGTAGTCTGTCAACAGTGCAGGACTCAGCTAACTCTTTTGTGTAACTACGAATGCAGTTGTTGACAATGGTCTCAATGTGTGCTACTGTACGTCTGTCTTTTGATACTTCATGGTAAGCTTGTGCTACATCTTTTATCATTGTGGTGCGGCTCCTTGCGGCGGTTGCGGTCCTTGCTGTTGTGGGTTACCAGTGAATCCCGGCATTCCCGGCTGTTGTGGCATGCCTACTCCCGGTACACCACCTCCACCACCTTGTGTGTCAGTAGGGCTAGTTCCCGGCGCTTGGGGGCCTCCAGCACCTTGCTGGCCTTGGCCTGACATTTGCATGATGTAGGCTTGCAGCATGGTTTCTTCTGCGTCGTTCAACATTTTGTCAGGGTCAAGGTCCATGCTTTTGGCAATTTCTCGAAGCAAGTAAGGCCAGCGTACATGCGGAGCCATGACAGGATTAGCTGCCTGTTGCATAAACATTGCCAGACGCTGGCTGCGGATTTCATTGGTCAGCAGGGCATCCGTGCCTCGTGCAGCAACAACGACATCACCAACAGACTCTTCGTCATATTCAAACATCATGTTGTATTCAAACAAAGCACTGGCAAGGTTTTCCAGAGTGTTGTCGTAGCTCTTAATAATTGTCTTGATGTTTGTGGATGCGGCTCCCATCAACATGCTGATACCAGAGGCAGTACGCCCGACACCTGTTACCCCTGTCTGTCCATGAGCAAAGCTGGGGAACCCTGTGCTTTCATCTGCAAGCTGACGCATCTTATCAAACATCAACATGTTCTCTTGCGTGGTGTTGTTCCACTTGATGGCAGTGATGGCTTGTCCAACAGCCCCTGACTGACGGCGGAATACTTTTCCCGGCTCCAGAGTCAAATCCTGCCCCGGTACAAGCGCGTCCTCATCAATTTCCACAACAATGTCGCCAGATTTGTTGGCATTGTCTACTGCCATGCGAGCAAAGCCGTTCATGAGGAGTTGAGTATCTGCCATGTTTTCAGCAAGACCAACACCGTAGAAGTTGTTAGGATTGTACTCATAGCGGAATACATGGAACGGTACTCGTTGTGGGCGATACGGGTTGAATGCGAACTTCAATACCTCACCGTTACAAATCCAAATGCTGACAGCAAACTCATCATCATCCTCATACTCTTCTGGAATGTTAACATCTGCGAAAACATCCATATCATCCTCAAGAGTGTCTCGACCAATCAGTCCCCAATACTCGTACACAGCGTACCGTTCATTACTGGCCTCTACATCATCATCCTGAATGGAGTTATCCCACCACTCTTCGCTGTAATCTGGTCCTGCGGAGATGGCATCATCAATTGCATTCGAGCGGAATGATACACGCTTTTTCAAAGAACGAAGGTTACTTGCCGACATTCTGCGACGAATGACACAATATTCCATGTCAAAATCACCATATGCCTCTGGATCAGCATAAAAGTCCCAAATGCGAACATGTTCAAAGGAAGGAACCATTTTCTTTTTAGGAGCATACACTGCCTTGCCGCCTTCCTCTTCTGGGGCGTCCCAGTAAGGATATTCTTTCTCGACAGCATATGGCCCCTTCATGACCCCCGTACCATACAACACAGAATCAAACAAAGCCCTCTTCAAAGATTCATGGGCTTTACCTTCTGTGAACTGATCCTGCATTTTCTTGTCCATGCGGCGGGCTGCTTCTTCAGCAGGGAAGAAGTTCAATGCGGAGGGAGTGTTACCTGTTCCCTCTTTCACTTGCCCCATGATACCCTTGAACATATCCTTAATGGCCCCCAGATTTCTGGTCGCACCGGGGGCAGGGTCTTTACCATCACCGGGGAATCCATATGGGCTTTGTGGCGCGTCTGTGTCTTGTTTAGGGGCCTTTGGGTCTACATGTACAGACTCCTCTACACCCTCTGGAACAGGTGTCGGTTTCACCATGACAGGGAACTTGTTACCATTGTTAGGGAACATGATCTCATGAATAATGCCATAAGCAGCAAGAGTTTTGGTTTTGGTGATCTTCAAAAAGAAGTCACTCTCCTCAACAGCCCTGTACTGGGTGTTTGGGGTGTTCTCACCACGATAATTTACATAGGCCTCAAGCCAACGCTCTTCCATTTCACGGCGGGTCTCTTTGGCCCGATTAAATCGCCCCATGACAAAAGACTCGACACCAGCAAGGTCTGTTTCAAACTCCCCGCTGTCCTTGTCGTCTAAGGCTTCAGTTTCAAATCCTGTCTCTTCGTTCATGGTATTCCCTTAATAAAAGTAGCGCCCAGCGCCAGAGCGTCGTTCATTACGCATTTGGGTGATGTTATCACCAAAGTCGAAAACTGATTTACTGCGAGGGCGAGACATAATCCCATACCTAACAGCATCATAGACGTGATCGTGTTCGTACTTTGTGTCAACATCCTCGTTATTATTCTTATCCAACGGGATGACAGGCAGGTATGAAATTGTATTCACACATGTGTCAAATATCAACAGCTTTGGCTCATCAAGAATAGGATCATCTGCTAACATTTGGTGTATCATGTTCTTCCCGGCTACTCGACTGCCTTTACTGCGGTCAGAGGGCTTCCAACGACAACCAAGCTTAATCATGGTTTCGGCAATACTTTGCCCCACATCCCCTCGTTTTGCCCAACAAGAACTATCCAGAACCCCATATGACGGTTGCCATTTCTTGTCGCGCTCATTCACCATATGGGCAAGTTCTACAGCGTTGACTTCCTTGACATATAGTTCGTCAACAATTATGATTTGACCACTAGGCATAACTGCCAACCAAACCACAGCAGAGTAACTACTGTAACCATAATCACAAGCTCTAAAGGTTTTGACACCTGACGGCAATTCAAAAGGCTCAATGACATGCTTCACCCTGCTGAACTCTTTGAAAGCAGCCCCTTCAGCAACATCCCAACTTCCGTACAACAAAGCCTTACGTTTGTCTTCTGGAAGGGCCAACAGACTTTCAAGATACCCACTGGTTGCCAGATAGGGGTTGTCAGAAAGCTTGCTAGGGATGAAGCGACGCTTAAACAGTGGCTGTCCTGTTTCAGGATTAAGCAATGTTTCACCTGTCTGAATATCCGTAGCATCAAAGGCTTTACCCCATGGGGCAGGATCAATAAACATCTTCTTGACCCAAGAATGTCCCGGCCCACCGGGGTTGGTTGTTGCTCTCATGTATGGAGTAATGTTTGGGTTGGTTGTCCGTAAACGAGAGCGCAGGAAATCCCATGCATAAGGAGTAGGCCAATACGTCAACTCATCAAAAGCAATGTAACTAAATGCCTGACCATGGTATCGACCAACATCATCATCGCGGTCCAGATAGGTCATCCATATTCTTGCACCAGAACTAAATGTCCATTCACTATTCTTTTCAGACCATCTAGCACCGGGGTCAATCTTGGGGTACATCTCCTTGGATTTCTGTTTCAATTCACGCAATTCGTCGTTTGTGCGGCGCAAAATCAAGGCAACATAGTCCGAATAAATAACACCCCGCATACAATCTGCCAACAGTGCATACGAGTTGTGTGTTACAGTAAAGTTTTCTGTAACGTACAAACCATCGTCGCTACTCACAGAAATGCAGCGGCCCTCTACGACGCCCTTTTGTTCAACCTTAATAACTGACTTCTGGACTAATCCTTTCCCAAATTTTCCATGTTGCTTGCGCTGCATACGAAAGAACTTGTCAGGATCATTGTGCTTTATGTACAAACAATAAACCTTCTGACAAAGCACTTTAGTACCGTCTTGATCACGATAAGAGCCTATCTTGTCTGTGATCGTGACACATGCCCCCAAACTTCTAAACAAACTGGCAGCGTCCTTTGCCAATTGTTCTGACACCGTGTAGTAGTATACTGCATTCTTATCTGGCGCTGAATAACCATCGGTGTCCATGAGTCCTTGAGCAACTGCCCAACGTACATCTGCACTATTTATAAGATAATCGTGCGGTATAAATTTTGTAGAACTACGTGTGTGCATAAGGCCGTAGGAAATAAGGCACTCAACTAATTCTTTCCTGTATTCTCCTCCAAAACGGATAGTCTTTTTTGTGTCCCATTTGTCTGTAGGGATGTACTGCTTGTAATGATCCTTATCATCTTCATCGCACGTTATTGTTATCTGGTTAGTCGTCAAGCAGCCATCTCCAATGAGTACACCCAACAAATAAGGATCAATACTCACAGATTTGCTATCAAAATACTGCTCATCACAAACAGGTATCTGAGGCTTATAACCCTTTTCAATATACTCTTGCAGTTGCTTTGTACTAACAACCTTTCCCGAGGCTTCACCAAATACTCTAACGCCATTAATTTTTCGACCAACACGCGCTCGCCATGCGTACCACAAATGCTCTTCTGCTACATCAAGACGTGTACCATCAGAAAAGTACACAATCCATTTAGGTAGAGTTTCCCAAGCAAACAAATGTTTGACAGTCTGTGTCCCACCTTTAGGGTGGCATATCGTATCGCCAACATGTAAGTCTTCAATCTTTACAAAGCCTTTCGGAGTTAAGACTGAATCTCCTTTCTGTACCACTTTTCCACCACCTGCTGCACCACCAAACAACACTTCCTTCTCAGGAGCAGCCAGAAACAAGGTTTGGGGACCGGGGTTAGGGCGGAAGACAACATTGTCCTCATCATCCCTAGCAATGTTGTTCTTGTGATCCTCAAGAAGCTGTTCCTTGATATCCTGTTCTTCCTGCTTGGCTTTCTCCTCCTGAATAGCCTGTTTCAGCAACTCTTTCTTACTGGGCTTCAACATCAGTTTGCCACGAGGACTGCGTGTTCCTCTTTTTGAGGAAACTCCCCTACTCCACGATTTGGCACTGCTTCTACGATTTTTATCTGTAGGGTATTCAGCCACTATTACTCTTCTTCTGTTTGGGGTGCGTCTTTAGGAGGTAAAAACATCAAACCGGGACTTACCTCAACTGCCATCTTCTCTACTTTTGTGACACCAACGCCACGGTCCAAAATATTGCCAGCAGCAGCCATTCTGTCACGAGCGGAGCCATCACTACCGGGGACACCGCGCATGATGTCTATCATCGTCTGAGCGGCCTCTGGACCTCCTTCTACCAACAGGTCTTTGGTCATCTCCGTGATTTCATCTTTCAGGCTGCGAGCAATCTTCATTACATGATTGCTTTTTTCGTTGATGGAATAGCCCGCGCGAATAGCTGCTTCGCGGTACTTGTTGCGGACAGTGGGTTCGTTTTGAAGGATATCGTACAGGTTTTCAAGAAATGATACCTGCTTGTCTGTCAGTTTGCGGGGCATTGTTAAGACTTCTTTCTTCCCATAGTTTTGTTACGACGAGCACTTACGTCACGCTTACCTTTGTCGTAAGCTTTTACGCTGGCTTTGTACTTTGCACTTCGAGTTGGTCCTAGTGCTTTTTTATCTTCCTGATTCTTTACCATATCACGGCGTTTATCGTACAGTTCGTCCCAAGAATCACGAACAGCACTTCCCGGCTTATTTTTTCCAGCCATCTTACCTCTTTGACGGCCTCTCATGGCTCCTCCTGTTACTTGGGCTTCTCTTCCCAATGCCATCCCTAATTGTCCCGCTTTACTAGGACGTTTACGGGCACCAGCACTTGTTACAGGGGTAGTTGTAGTTTTTGTTTTCCCCCTGCGAGACATCTGCCCTCTCGGTTTTTTAACTGTAGTTTTTGTTTTGGGAGTGTAATTTTTACCGTGGGTATATGTTGACTTTTTATGAGGCACGTTTTGCCCTCCTTTTGGTTGCAGGTTGTTTCTTTCGGTTAGCAGTTTTGCTAACAAGGCGAACTCCTTTAGAGTTCTTGCCAGTGAATTTTTTACCGCCCTTAGTTGTGTGGTCTACTTCCATCCCTTCAGGCACTTTTTTCAAGCC